GCTTCAACATTCATACCCAGGTCCATTAAATCGTTAAACTTGTCTCTAGCAAGATCGCTTAACTCGTCCAATTCCCTGTCGGCGCCATCCAGGTCCACTTGTGGTAATGCAGCATCAATACGATCAATAATATCATTTGCACTTGCCAATGCTGCCTGATTGCTGAATACAGTTTCTGGAATTTCTTGAGTGTTGTTAGTAATTACCACATCGGGTAAATTAAATAATTCTTCTAGTTTGTGAGTCATAACATATTTATCAACGCTTTGTGCCTTGGTAAATGTCGTGTTCTGTTACTATACGAAATACCATGCCATGTGCAGAGCAAAATGCTCTTGCTGCGGCCCATTTGGCCATGTTGAGAGCCACGGCAGCTTTGTCACGCACACTTTTGGCATTTTCAAAGCTGGTTTCTTTAAGAGGTTTAACTTCAATCACTTCTGCATGTTTTTTCTGATCTTTATCAATGTAGACCATAAGAAAATCAGGAACATATATTGTATTTTTACCTGTCAACGGATTACGATATGGAATCATAAATGGCTCACTAGCCCATTGCACCACGCTGGGATTATTATCACAAAATGTACAAAAGGAAAATTCCCAACTGCTTCGATATGTGGGGGTCTTTTTACCCACATATTTTTCTGTATTTTTTATTTGAAATTTACCTTGTGCATATTTGCTCATGGCATGATCATTCGTTTTACATATTTACTCACACGAGGAGCATTATTGATACCAAGATAACTTGTTCCAACTCTATTCAGATTCAAAAACATCACAACATAAGAATTTAATTCTTCTGTTGCCATGGTTGAAAATTTGGCCAACGTTTCAAGTGGATCTACATTAGAAGCCAAACTGGTATATATTACCGAACTTGCCATTAACTTTGCCGATTCACGATTGTGGGATATTTTTTCAAAAAACGACAATGTGGCGTCATCTGTGCCTTGAGATACAGTAAAACTGGGCTGAAAAAAGTTATTAAAAAAACTATTTGTAGTGTCAGTGCTGATGTTCAAAGTTGACAAATTATTTACGGTGCTCATACTAGTGTATCCTTTTCTACTTTGAGTGAGATTAATTCTTGAGTTAAGGTATTTACTTTGTTAATATTAATGTTGTAAATTACAACAGTGTCAGTCTTGATGGTATTCTGAAGAGATATATTTTGTTTGATTTGATCTAGTAACAACTGTTTATTAGGAGTAGTGTCAGGCAACGATTGTACTGATATATACTTTAAATTCAAGGCAGATATGGTAGCAGTTGCATTTTTAATTGTACTATCTGTTTCAAAAATCTGCTTAGAAATGTCTGATATTTGCCGATCCACAGAAATGATCTTTACCTCCAGTGTTCTCTTTTGATGAATTAAATTAATTTTTTTCTGGTTGGTAGTGGTAGATTGAATATTGGATTGCTTGTTTAATAATGTCAATTTGGCGGAATCTGTTACTTGTGATATTGCTGTACTGGCCAATGGGTAGGCGGTCAAGGCTGTTATGTTTTGGCTAGCAAGTGGTGTTATGGCAGAGTTGTCAACTGCAGAAACACGTGAAGTTTGTAATGGACTGGCAGATAAGTTTAATAAGTTTGTCAATGGAAATGTGCTATTGTAGTTACTAAGTATAGTGGCACCCGAGTTGTTAAATGACGGGATACGCGAAGTTGCTATTGATCCAACAGCTAATTTTGCAAATGTATTAGTTGTATTAATCCCATTAAATGGGGAATTAAGTGCGCCAGGGGTGCCAGGTAAATTTGGTACAAATACTTGATTTGACGATGGTCCAATACCTAATCCATTGACTATGTTTGACAATTTGTCAAATTGTATCTGAGCACTACGTAAACTTGTTAACACATTCAATGCTTTATACATGTTACCACCAGTACCGCCTATTAACTTATTAACAACAGCGCCAACCAGATTGGCACCGTTTATTGAGCCAAATTTGCCAGGAGCTTGATACCCGCCCACTGGAGTAATAGGGCTTTTTGAACTATCGTAATGCAATTCTGCAAATCCAAAAATTTCACCAGAACTGGTAGTACCCCCATTATAAATAACAGTTTCGTATTCAACTGTCATGTCATGTTTCATAGTATCGCTCTCGCCTTGTGTATGCGTACCATGCTTAAAACTTTTAATAATAGGATTAACTAAAATATATTCGCTAAACTTTTTTTGGTGTAAACTGTAAATGCGTATTGATCGCAAATATGGAGTAGCAGTACGAGGAGTCAACCCAAAGTCAGTTATACGCTGATCGCTATATTTTTGATTTACTACATCCTGACTTAACGAATAATCACCATCTCGATAGTAATGTCTAAAGTAGCTGATCCAAAAATTTCTTATTAAATTTGAACTGTCGTCATTGAATACAATTGTGATAGGATCATATTTTATTTTAGTTTGTACAATATTAGCTCTATTATAGGAATTATATATCTTGGATTCTGTGCTAAACTTGGGCAAGTCTGCGGATTTTACCATTAGTCCTATTTCTTTGACAGCATTGGGATTATTTGGATCTGTTTGTAATGCACTTTGGTCGATGTCCATGTACACATGGAACAAAAAACTACTTTTTGGTACTAAATTAAAATTGTCTCCAACAAAAAGACGACTGGCATGAGCGTAATCTTTTAAATTGGCCGTTGATGTTTTTTGCCTTAAAGTTGCACCAACAAAGTTAACAGCATCAGAAAAAATATCAGCCATAATGAAATCCTATATTTAATATTTATCCCATAAAAAAGGGCCCCGACAGGGCCCTTTGTAGATGTGAATAATATTACAAAGTAATGTTTAGACCAGCAATACGACCAATTGGCGCACCAACTCCTGTGCCGCCTGGAGTTTGAAGTGCATTATCAAATCTTATGCTCAATTGGATAGTAACTGGGTCGTTGTTAGCGTAGTTAACTTCCTGATAGTTGGCTTCCTTGATATAGCAACCGTACAATTCCCATGTTTCTAAAATTGTAGGTGTATTGGCTCCGTTACCACCGTCAAGCATTTCGCAACGTGTAACAAATTTGTAGTTACTACCGCTGGCAGCTGAACTTTGTTCTAAGAAATCAAATTGCTTTTGTAACTGTTCGCCAATTAACCGTGTAACATTACCAGCTGCATCATCACGAATGGTAGTTGATACATCGCCCCAGATTTGTTTGCCAGCCAACCTGACAACGCTGTTGTACACATGTACGTCAACGTCTCCAAAACTCACACTTGGCCGATTAAATGAAACTACCTGTTTAGTTAGTTCAACTCGGTCGGGACTTACTCCAAATCCTTCAAAGCTAACTCTGAAACGATATTGTAGTTTGGGCATCAACAAGCCCTGCGAACTGGCACTTTGGCTGGTGCTAAGTGGTACTGTAAATCTTGTAAGTGAGGCAATTGCCATATGGTTCTCCTGATCTGATAAAAATATTTATGACTAATTCGGTAAAAAAAGTTCTGGCTCAGTTAGGCATTAACAATAGCTTTAATGAAATTAGTGGGTAAAAAGTAGGCACACAGGGTGCCTACTTTGTTGCAATTAGCCAACTGTCTATGCTTCATTGGTTCCTGAAATTGTTCCAGGATTCTTCAAACGAATCGGAATATAAATAAATTCAACATCCTTCATTGGTTCAATGGCAATATCAACATATAACTCATTACGGGCAATACGGTCTGATGTGTTGTTGCTGGTGTCGCAAACAACCAAGTAATCATATAATCCGCGTTTAGCAATTAAATCGTTGAGTAAACTTTCCACTGCTTGCTTGACCTGATCACGTGTGATCTTGTCATTGGGTTCAAACAAGAATGCATTGGCAACTCCGCGCAATGTTGTACGCAGATAGTTAACCAAACGTGCAACATTAATTCGGTCCATGCTGCTACCGCCACCACCAACTGAAGGGCTACGTGTTTTCTGACCATATGCAACAATACCAGCACCTGCTAGCAATGTGACAGGATTCATTCTTAATTCATACAAGGTATCACGCAATTGCTGGCCAATGCCAGAACGCATAAACAAACCACTGCTTGCATTGACATAACCAATTGCACTTGCATTGTCAACTAACCCGCGGCGTGTACCTGCTGGAGCAAACCACTGATAGCTTAAATTATCACTGCGCATAAATGTACGCAACATCATATGACTTGCAGGCACTGCAATTTCAATACCATTTAGATCAGAAGTCAATGCACTAGGATAGAACAAACCAACATACGGATCGTTAACAGTAACAGTGGTTTCATATTTGTTAATATCAGTCATTGTGGCTGGTAATGTCATTGGTGTGTCACCAATGATAAATCCAGTATTGGCACGATCATTGTTTAATGCAACCAAGTTAGTAATCAATTCTGGATAACCAGGGCAAGTTAACAAGTTAAAATTGTAGTTTTCCTCACGAATGTCAAGATTTCCATCAACTGCTGCTCTCAATGATTGTGTAACAAAATCACGTTGTGCCAAATGGCCCATGTTAGGGGAACCATCGGCACGCAAGCCCAGGTCAGTGACCCAAGTTGATGTTTGGTCGGGCAATTGACCAGCAGTGACATTAAATGAGTGAGTATTGAAGTAATCGTGTACAAACTTTTTAACTGTAAATCCACTGCGACGAGTATTGAACAACAACGTACCGCGTGGATACAAACGATAATCAGGTACATCTAAGTCAGTGTAGTTATTAGTTTGTAAATCAACTACACTTGGTAGACTACCTGTGATAGGATCGGTTGTGCCGGCACCATCCCAACGTGCATCAGCAAAGATAATACCGTTTTGGCTAGTGCTGTCAGTATTGTCAATCAATTGCCATGTATCTGCCGCAGTATAGCGATAGATTTGTGGATAATTTTCTAGGTCTCCTGTATCTAACCACAGATCACCTGGTACCAATGTTGCACCAGCCTCACCAGACTGAGTCATTGGCTGTGTCGGACTAACAATTACACCATTGGCATCTGTCATAGATAAATTATAACCACGCGGATCGCGTGTTACATTTTTGTAACCTTTCCAGCCAGATGTGTCGTTTATCATGATATCAGCTTGAGTTGGATCATTGTAATACCAGATTTTTCCATTTTCTGGAGATGTAAACGGCTCGCTATCACTGAAGGTATAAACTTCTTGTTTCCAATTTGTCAAGTTGACAGAGCCAATAACAATATTAGACACCACTCCCGGAGTACTGTTGGCAACAAATCCTGCTGTAGTAATTGGATTTCTTCCAGTAGTAGTATTTGTTAAATTAATAATACCACCCGAACGATGTGTGATACTAATAGTGCCATTGACTTCAACTTGAGCAACAACGTTTGGAATATTAGCTGCTAAAATTGCTGCAACAAAGTCACTAGCACCAGTTCCTGCCAAGGTACAAATATATGTAGAAGCCACTGCGTTACCAGGAACACTTACTGTAACAGTAAAATCGTCAGCGATTGTAAATGCAGTTAAGCCTGGTATAGTGGTGCCAGTTACTTTGGTCTGCCCCTTGGTACCCAATGTATAAATGGTAAAACTCACAGTGTCATTGTTTGTTGAATTGTATTTTACAAACGACGTACCTACTGCAATTCCAGCGCCGCCACCTGTTGGGTCAATACCAAACAATGCAGCAAATCCGTTTGCGTATAAAGGTGTAGTTACTGAATTCCATGATTCCAAACTACTGTTATATTTTTTCAAAGTAAAATTAGCACCAGATCCCTGTACCGATGTTTTAACCCACACACTGAGTGTTGGACGAGTAATGTCGTCATACAGTGACCAAGTTGGTACTTGCGCAAAAGAACTGAAATCTATAGTGGCACGACCATACACTTTATCAATAATACCAATACTGCTTAAATTGTCTTCAACTACCGGAGTTGCAGTGCCCGAACCGTCGCCAGGACCAGTGGCTGTAAATACTGTTCCGACTGCATTAGAAAGTGCACCAATTGCCGTAAAGTTAGTATCGCCACTGCTTGAAATAATATAAGTGCGGTCTGTAACAAACAACCCTGCCGCTACATCCACAATAATTGCACTAGTTAGCTCACAAACTCCAATGTCTATACCATTGGTTGCTGTTGCTCCCGCTGAGATAGCCAATTGACCATTTACAACAGTTGCAGTAATGTCTTGGATTGCAGCTGAGTTGATCAGGTCGGCCAGGTCGGCCATCACTATAATATCATCTATAGCGTCAACTTGGGTTCCATTGATTAAAAATGCACTACCAGCAGGAATATTCACAACCGACGAGCTGCTAGATACAACTGGTATTGCATCAGCCCAGGCAGTGCTACCAACGGCAAGCCAGGTATTATCTTCATTCTTGTAATATACGGTATTGTTGTTGTTAAAAACAATAACTGCATATGCTCCAATCACTCCAATAGAAGGCTTGGGCTGTGTTGTTCCAGTAACACAACTTGAATTGGTAGTAATTAAAATTGGTGTAACTTTTTTAAATGTGTTGTCAGATCTGTTATATTCAAATAACCCAAAGCTGGTGGTGGAAGTGTCTAACCAAACTGTATTGTTGGGTACTTCTCCAATTGGTCGAATGCTTGTTCCAACTAAATCATTTAAATTAACATCAGCACGGATAACCCAAACTCGATTACCTAATCCCAATGCGCTATAAGCGGCCATAAGTCCGTATTCATTGAGCTCGCCGCCATGCAGTGGAGTGCCGGCTGAACTTTGACGAAAATTAGGATAACCAAAAGTGGTTGCTAATTCTCGCTGACTGCTGATGCCGTATATCTTTCCTGCATTGACTTTGGCAGTACCCGATGCAATAACACCGTTAACTATTTTATTCTCAGCTGTGGCTAAAAGCACAAACGGAATTGTACCTACTGCTGTAGGGAGATATTGACTTTCGTCAACGACTGAAATTTCTAATCCTGGGGATACTAATGCCATGATAATCGTCC